CTATGTCGATAGTGTGTCGCAGTTGCCCCGCCGTAGTGTCGCAGCACTTCATAAATTGCGGATCACCATGTCAGTTGCCCAAAGCGCTCCAGCGCCAGAGTTATTCACGGCGTCATCAACTGAGCACGCGCCGCGATGGTCGTACAGGTACGCCGCGAGCATCATCGCGCCAAGTCTTGCGCTATCCGGCACCTCTGCAGCAGTCGCATAGCCTGCCGTGTACTCAATGACGATAGCGCCGCCTGTGTAGCTATCCATCACCAGCCGCGCAGGGATGTGGTCGGGCTCAAATTGATAACCAGTCGTCACCACGTCATCGACAGTGACGGAAGCGATTGCGCTAACTGGCGACACCGGCAACTCAATCCACCAGCTCAGCGCGGCAGGTGAAGCCCCAAGTCCGCCGTAACTTGGTACGCGCTCAGGATGGCGCGACGCCTTCCAGGTATAATCACGCGCCAGCATCTCGCGACCTGTGCGATCGATATACTGCTGAACTGCCGCCTTTGAAAGCGCCTCAATGATTGCCGTGTCAGCATCGCTCAGCGGTAGCGGTAGCCCGATAAAATCGGCAACGTCATCAGCAGTAAACGGCGGCGATATTGGATCAGCGGTTTTATTGCTGATCGTGACCGGTCTGCTTACGCTTGATCCGTTTGGCTGCAGGCTTGTCGATAGGCAATTTTCGTTCGTCAGGCTCACTGATTTTAACCTCGCAGATCAAACCCGCTTTCAGCTTTTCGGCTGCACGTTTGACAGTATCGACCATCTGCCCGGCTTTGTACATAACGCCGCCGTCATAGTGTGTCAATAGGATTTTGTACATGGCATCCACCTAAAAAAAGGGGGCCGAAGCCCCCAATCGGTCGCGGAGTTATGCAGCCGGTGTGAACGTGCCTTTGCAGAATGCCTTAGGCAGTTCGATAGCGAACGCTGCGCGCTCTTCGGCAAGTACGGCCACGCCGTTCTTAACGAAGAAGTCTGCATGCGACTCGCTGACGCGCACTGATTTCTGCTCGCGCAGATACAGTGTTGCACCCATGGTCCAATCACCCAGAATGAAGTCACCTTGAGTCATGGCGTTTGACACCACCACCGGCACGCGCCACAGGCGAGATTCGCCGCCCTGAGGAACGCTTACCCAGATATAATGCCCGTCAGAACCTTTAGCCAGTTCGATTTCCTGCCAATCCTGCGGGTTCAGCACAACGCCGTTGATGTTGTAGTACTCGAACAGCTGGCACTGAGTGATCGCCTTGCGGATGTGCTCGAGCCACACAGCGCCGTCACCGGCAGCAGACGCGCCAATATCTGATACGTCAGCGTCAACCATCAGGCCAGTGAAGTTCTGACCAGTGCCGTCGCCGTACAGAAGCTGGCTGTCGAACTCCAGATCCAGGCCGTACATCAGGCGGCCGTCGATGAACGCACGCAGGCGAGGCGCATCGCTCAGGATCTGGCGAGATGCAGCGAGCCAGTGGGCAACGGTCTGGACTTTGTACGTTTCGAGGCTGAACGTAATATCAGACTCTGCCTTAGCAACCAGCTGACCAGCTTGTGGCGCTGCGTTGTTGGTGAACGCCAGCTCGCGCATCACCTCGACAGCACTGTCCTGCGTAGGCATGTTGTTGACCAAGTCACGAATGAAGATCTGACGATCTGGATTCTTGAAAATGGTCTGTACGCGCATCGCATCAGTGAGAGCACCCGCCGAGCCTGCACCGTCAGTGATGGCCTTCACTTCAACAGGGACACCGTTACCGCGCTGATTGCGCTTCACTTCGGCGAATACGTCACTTTCAACATACATCTGCCCGATGGACTTGCGGATCGCGCCAGTTAGTGTGTCTGGACGATTCTGCTTGGCCTCAAACTTCGACAGGCGATCGCCCATCGCTTTCAGCTCTTCGTCGAGGCGCTTTTCGGCAGTGGTGATACGATCAGCGGTTTCAGCTGTTGTCTTGCCAACCGACTTCAGCTCGCTCTGCTGTTTATCAAGCGCGTTCATCAGCTCAGTGCGAGCAGTTTCGATTGCGCCTTTGATTTCGACTACATCAGTCATGATATTTCTCCAATCAGTACAGTTTACGGGCATAGTCGCCCAGCTCTTTGAGCGCATCTAGTGCGCCACTCAGATCAAGCGGCTGCGCTGGCTGCTGAGTGCCTTTAGGCGGCTCGTTGCCCGCAAACAGTGCTTTGATTTCGTCGATCATCTCGACGATCTCGGAATAGTCGCGGATCTCAATGCCGCGATTCTTTGCGAGCATAAATTGCTCGCGAAGCGATTTAACTCCGGTGATAACTGCAGCCTCGTTGGCCGGGAATGTTACCGGTGAAAACTCAAGAAGCTTAACCTCATGGATGTGGCGCACGCCATCTTCGCCCCATGTCGCCTTATCCTTGGGTATAACGAAGCCGATGCTCATACGATCAACAACGCCGTCGCGCATGTATTCGAGCGCATCATCACCCAGGCTTGTGCGGCTGACCTGCCCCTTGACGTATAAGCCAAAGTCGTCCTCGCGCATCTCAACCGGCATTCCTAGCGGCTCGCTGTGCTGCCATAACATTTTGATGCGTCTGGCCGGATATGCTTCTTTTAGCGACTTGGCAAATGCCCCGCGATGAATGATGTCGCCGACCTGATCCAAATCCCATGTCGCCGCATATCCCTCGATCGTCCGCTTGGACATGTCGATCGCGGTTTCTTTCAGCTCGATGCTCTTAAATTCCACTTAATCGCCTCCTTTGGCGAATTTGGCTAAATGTTAGTCCACGTTGCTAACTTTATGCAAGCTCGATGACCGAGCAGCATCGACAGTTGATGACGTTTGCAGCCGTGCCATTTGGATCGCCTGGGTGTGCCAGCGCCTCGCCGCCAACAATGAAAAAGCCGCTCGGATCGACTTTCTGGCCGCTCGCCAGTCGGTGCGCCTCTCGTGTTCGCTCGTTCTCTGCCGACACCCAAACTTTCACAACGTCGATCTCAGATCGAATGGCTGCAGCAACCTGCACCCCTTGGCCGCTGACGTGGGACTCTGTTCTCGCAATTGTCGCAGCCCTATAACGCGCCATATCAGGCGCGAGCCGCAAGATCATGTCAGTGATGCCCGTCTCGCTAAGTCCTTCGAGTCGGCCAGCCGCCACAGCGTCGGCGATCTGTTGCTGTGTGGTTTGCGCCATCATAGAGATTCGACGACCACCAAAGCCGCGTATCCACTCGGCAATCAGCTCGTCGATCGTTGTCGGGCCAAACAGAACGTCGAAGGCGTCTTTGCGCTCCATGTATCGCGGATCAGCCTTGACCAACACTGTCAGCCTGCCGATATACCGCTTGCCACTGTCGGACCAGATGTTGCCGCACACAGAAGCCAGCCGGTTAAAGTGGTCGATCATCCATGTGCGCGGATTTGTCAGGCTGTCACGGATCGCCCTTGTGATCTCCGCCTCAACTGCTGGCGCGTGCTTTTGCTCAAGGCGCGACAAGATCTGATCTTGTGCGCGCTGCTCGGCCTGTCTATCAAGTCCGGTTACTGATGGCATCTAGAATTGCCTTTTGCGCTGCCTCGCTCGGTCGATTGAAATCTGACGTAATCGGGACCTTGCCGCTATTGATATACCCCACATCACCACCAGGGATTTTCGCATCAAGCCCAAGGTCGAGAAGCGCATTGATCGCGTTAAGCGGAACGCCCATATCCCACAAACGCGCAGCGGTCTGGATTTTCTGGTCGGTATTCTCTCGCAGCGCCGGAACGCCTGACGTGTCATAGGTGATTCGAATATCTGGCCCGTACTCGCTAGCAAGCGACAGCGTTAGTGACTCAGTGATCAGATCAAGAATCGGGGTGACTGTATCCAACCAGAACGTGTGGCGAATGGCGTCAGCACTGGCTCGGTTTGCTGTTCCCATCTCTGCAATCAGCTCAGAAGGAACGCCGAATGCAGAGCAAATATCCTCCCGCGTCATTTTGCGAGTTTCAATGAAATCCATCTCGGCTGGCGATAGGCTTAGCTGCTGCGCATTGGCCTTGCTAGTGATCAGCGGCTCACGACTTCTGCCAGGCCCAGTCTGCTCTCTAACACGATCTTTCGCCTGCCTGTATTGGTCTGGTGTCATATCAGACTCAAACGAAATCATCATGTCTGGTATGGCTCGATTATCCATCCCGTTTTTCTGATACGCGAGGGCGGCATTGTCCACGTCAACAGATCTAGCCGCTGCCTGCAGTGGCGGCTGGCCGAACAGTAGATCGGCTGGATTCGGAAACCTGAGATGCGTCATGTCCTCTGGTGATACCGTCTTTTGCAGCGTGCCGACCTTGTATGCTGCCGCTAGGCCCTGCGCGCTTTTCACAGCGCTAACCGTGTGCGGGTAATGCGGCCACAGCTCCATCACCCGCCCGTTGCCGTCACGCACCTTTGCCATGTATGCGTTGCCCGACAGGTCCAGGTGATTCATGACGATCTGCCAGAACTCAGTCGGCGAGATCTCAGGGTTTGGCTTTGATAGCAATTGCTGCAGCGGGTGCGTGCTCGGCAGATCTTCCCACTTGCCTCCGGCCAACCGCTGAGCAACGAACGGCACCGATGACACCGCCTCAGCTCGACGACGACAGCAGGCATAAACAGCAACTGCTGCTTTATAGCCTTCGTTGATCGCCTTCTCAGTCGGCCACTCAGACCACACGACAGCGCCGCTGCTGCGGCCAGCGTCGGCCTCGCCGGTCGTGACGCTCTTTTGCTCTTTTCGCTTAAATGGCCACATTACTCAACCTCATCGACAGTGCCCTGAGTCCAGGCAGTGTTGCTAATTAAAACCATTGTACCTGGCGCATTGCCGACAACCGTTGTCTGTAATAGCGCCTCGCTATTTGATGGCAGTATGATTTTTCGACTCTTCTCGAACAGGTCAGCGCTGCCGCGAGTGATTGCCAATCGGTTTGCCTGTGTGTCAATAAACGCCTGCTCATAATACAGGCGATAATCACTGACGCCAGTTGGGCCGGTTAGTGATGGCGAAAAATAAACGTCTGCATCTGGGTCTGCGTTAATGTATCCAGCATGTAGCGCAGTGCCGATTTTCTGCGGCGTGTTCTGCACGTATGCCCAGCTGTTGCGGTTACTGCCCATCACGTATAACTGGATCTGCGTCGTGACGCTGCCAGATCCCATGGCGCTGTAGTCGATGTTTAATGATAGATCCTCTAAAACCAGGAACTGATCGTTAGTGTGGATCACGTAGCTGTTTGTCGTTCCTGCAGCTACGCCGGTCAGGACCTGTGAGTATGCGAAATATGCGCCGCGAGCAATGGCCAGTTCTTCGCGACTGAATGCCTCGCGAATAGCGATCAGCGCATCAAGTAGCGGGGAACCGCGCTGGTTTTGGTCCAGCGGCCACTTATTAGCCAGTGTTTTGTAGTCGCCATCTGCAGCCATGTCACCCCACGAAAAACCCGTTATCGATTTTGATCAGCTTCGCAATAGCATATCTTAGCGCATCAATCCAGTGATTGTTAGCATCAACGATAACTGGCAGCACGTCACCGCTTAGGCGATCGATCTTGTAGCTGTACGCGCCGAACTCCGCCAGCGTGTTCACGCATCGAGGATGAATAGCCACGTGATCAAATGATTTGATGAACGCGATCCCATCCTCAACGCTTCCAGGCCATTTGTCGACTGACAGCGCGCCGGTAATGCCATGCCTGCGAATATGACTGATTGATTCAGGTCGCGAACTGTCGCAGCGGATCGGCATTTTTGCGGCGTCGGCACCGAGTCCGGATTTGATGTTGTCCGGTAGCGCGTCCAGCTCGATGCCGTGCCCGCCACACTCACGCTCGACGTATAGCACTCGATCATGCACCCAGCACTTAACGCCAGCTGATGGATCAGTGGCAAATCCGAAGTCCAGTCCGTAGTAAGGCCCGTTCCATTCAGGCTTAGGCTCGAAATCGTATGACTTGAACTTGTCACCGAAAATCTGCGCCTTGCTGCGCGTTAAATAGGCCCCTTCCCACACCCACGCATAAGTTGCCGCGTCCATTGTTTTTGCTGCGCGCTCTCGTTGCGCTGCCAGCGGCGTATTGCTAAACCATGGGTTGTCTCTCCAGTTTATCTCGCATCCAATCGCGTCAGGTGGCGGGCCGCTCTGCCTAAACGTGTCATCAACCCACGAACCAGGCTTATTGGGATTCCATAGACACCAGATCTCAGACTTCGGGTTTCGTATCGTTGGCTCGATGACTAGCCACGACGCTGCCGGAATGTCGTCTGCCTCATCTGCGATCAGGATGTCCACACCTGACATCGACTTCACAGCATTGACGTTATGGCGCGTTCCCTTGAAAAGGAATTCTGTTCCGTTCTTGCCCCTGATGTAGTTTTCGCCGATCTCGTAATGCGAGACGAGGAATGGGTATCTGTCAATGGCTGACTTGATTTCAGCTAGCATCGACTCCTTGATCGAATTCTGGAACTCGCGAATGCACAGGAATCGAAGTGGCTCCATGTATCCGAAAACTGCCGCCATGGTTGCAAACGATGCGGATTTTGTAGATCCACGCCCACCAAACGCATAACGGAACCGAACGGCTCCGCGAGGCTTTGCGAATACCGGGACTAACTTTTTCGGTAGCTTGACGTCAACTGTCGTCATCTGCAGCAACGAGCCTGATCTTCGTCGGCTGAGGTGTCATGCTTCCGTCGCTCGATACGTTGTCTTGCTGCACTTTGTCGCTGTAGCCGTGGTTAGCCAAAAGCAGCTTGACGATGGTCGGATTTAGCTCACCGCGAAGACCGCCATTGAGCGCGATCCGCTCCTGCAGGAACGCGATCTTGCTTAACGTGTTAGCAAATTCTGGGAATTTCTCCCATATCGCGACGGTTTGGCGACAGATCCCAAGCTCAAGCGCCAGCCCTGCTTTGCTTGGCACCACGTCGCCACGCTCAACAAATCCGCCGTCTGCATACGCATCGGCTTTTGCTTGTAACTCGTCGTTGTACACTGTTGGCCTACCTGCAGGCATCGCTATCACCGATTGTCTTGTTTTCTATCAGTGTAGCAAATATGGCCGCAGCAGCACACCCCGTTGACTTTAGAACACCGTCTCGACCCTGTGATGGTCGTTAATGTTTGCGTGCTGCTGCGATAA